GAAAATTCCAGTGCAAGAATATCTTCCTGGTACGGGAGTACCTATGTATCAAACTACTGAAACAAAGCCAGCAGTTTATGGGACAAAGTCTGGTCCATTAAGTGCGGAAGAAAAGAAACGAGCTCTTGCAGGTACGCGAGGAGGTGCGTTCTTAGGTTACGAACCTCAAGAACCTACTCAAGACCAGAAAGATAAAGCTTTTAGAGAAGTGCTTTCTAGGGGCGGCGGTGTAACAACTGAGGCCGTAGAAGAAACTGCCAAAGCAAACTTAAAGCCTCGTACTACAAGTTTCTTAGAGCATGAAAAAAAGCAAGTCAAAAAAGCTGTTAAGGATGCACGAACAGTTCTTGTTAAGCCGGCTGAGACAAAGACTGAGGTAGTACCTACCGATCGTGACTGGAAACCAGAAACACCTAAGAGTCGTCAGTTCACTGTGGACACCACAGATATGACTGGTGCACAAGAGGTTAAGGCACTTAGCAATATGCGTGCCTTTACTCATCAACAGCCTAGTGCAAGTCGTGAATTGGTTGTTCGTCCTGGAGGTAAGAAGCAGGCTAAGAGAGATGCACGAGCTGCAAAGGCTGCGCCTAAACCAACTGAGCCAGAACAACTAAGCCTATTTCCAGATCACGAAGTGGTTCCTGGAAGAAGTAACCAATTCTATATGGCTGGAAGTGTTCAACCTATCTCTGATGCGTCAGCGACACTTCAAAGATCTGCTAAAGCAAAGTTTGGAAAACAACCAAATAACAAAGACTTTGAGACTGAAAATGAAGGAAGCATCCTAAACAGACTACAAGCTGGTTCTAAGAAGAAAGACTAACTATGCCTAGGGTAGCTAGTTTTTCTCCTGAACCTGAAAAGTTTGATAAGTATAAGTCTTTGCGTACTCACGCACGTGAGGCAGCAGAGTATTTAACTGGACTTCCATACAAGCAACCGCAAAGCCCAGAGTTTAAGGGATATACCAAACCAGGGCGCGGTGCTAGCGGGGAGTCGTCTAACTAATGGGACGTCGTAAAAAAGAACTTCATTATGGTTCTCGTAGTGGTAACGGTACTGTTATTCGTCAATCAGTAACAGATAGGTCCTCTAAATCTGCACGCCCTTGGAATGATCCAAAGGTTGTAGAGGCTTCTCAAAGCTACGGGGTACCGTTCGCTAGCTACAAGCAGGTTCACACCTATGAGAATCGTTTAGAAGATTTAGGCTCTGTGGAATCACATGAGCGATTTACCTGCAAACCTTGCGGTAAACTAACGGGATCATGTGCATGTAAAGGAACAGAAAATGGCTAAAACAGCAGCTTGGCAACGTAAAGAGGGTAAGAACCCTGAAGGCGGATTAAATGCCAAGGGTCGTGCATCATATAAGCGTGAGACAGGTGGAACACTAAAGCCGCCAGTATCTGCATCTCAAGCAAAGAAGTCAAAGAAGTCAGCAGCACGTCGTAAGTCTTTCTGTGCACGTATGGGTGGTATGCCTGGTCCTATGGAGAAGAATGGTAAGCCAACTCGTAAAGCACTAGCTTTACGTAAATGGGATTGCTAATGACAGCCACAGTTTGTCACCACGTGTACGAATACACAGGAAAAGACCTTTGTCCTTCCTGCGGTAAGCCTACACACGAGATAAACTGGGACTTAACGCATGAACAGCATCGAGATTGGATTTCAAGTGGCAAGGCTACTCTACAAGGATGGTGGTCTATCTAATGGCAACTAAGAAAAAAGAAGTAGCTGGCGGAAAAGTATACAAGGGCTCTAAACAAAATGGTGGTCGTGAGATCATTGTTGAGCACTATAAAGATAAGAATGGTAAGTGGCACACCACCTCTAAGAATGCAGCTAGAGCTAAATACGAAAAAGAACATGGCAAACTTCATTCTAAGAATAAAACTGTTGACCACAAAAATAACAACCACAGCGACAATAGAAGCAGCAACCTTCAAGTTTTGGATAAAGGTAAAAACACTGCTAAAGAGAACAAGCGCAGAGCAGGTAAAAAGAAGAAATGAAAAAGGCCGGGGGTTACCCGGCCTTCTTCGTTGTTGGAAAATCATCCAACCAGTTTGTGATACTCGGCTCCTCTGGAGAACCATCGTAAGCATCAGGACCTAGTCCCCAGGATCCCCAATTCGTTCCACGAGCCGTCATATAGAAGGCTGCTTTGGCATTGGTGACCGGATCATAGAGATCGCTATGTTTTTCGATATTGAATTTTTCCCTACGTACGTCACCAAGACCACCAATCATGTTGATCTGGAATAGGCCGTAAGAATCGTCCCCAGTAGCTGGAGTATTGTTTCGGGATGTTGGGTGTCCCCTTGATTCCCTCATAACTACCGCCCAAGCTGTTCTCAAGGATTTACCCTCAAAACCAACTAAGGACAATAGGTCGATAAGCTCCGTATCAGTGAGCTCTTTGGCTCCGCGGTACTTATCTAGGGGGTCTTTAACTGTGACGGTTACCGTTGACCCATCGACTACAGGTACTTCTTCTGCAGCCAAGGCCTTTGGTATACCCACCAGCAGTAGTCCGTATAGGACCAGCATTGCTACATGCGATTTGTCATAACTTTGCACTCGGTCTCCTAGGCTAGAGGGCCAGTCCTAACTGCGTATAGCTGTCACCTATACTAAGCAACTTGGCCTCTTTCTGCCAAGTTCGGTCTGCAACCCTTTTGTTACGGAGGTGCGAATGCCCAGATTGCTCTGGGCATGTGTAAACCCTAGCAGTAACTACAGGGTGTCAGCAACCGACAACTACGTGTAGAATAATATTTCTTTATATGAGAGGAATATCACATGTCACAGTGGTCAGCGCCCTGGAATGCACCAAAACCGCAGGTAGAAGAGGTATTTAAGCCTGTGCAAGAAGAAACACCAACACAAACAACAGAACCTGTTGTAGAAGCTCCTGTAGTCGAAGAGCCAGCTGTAGTAGAAGAAACTGTTGAAGAAGCTGTAGCACCTAAGAAAACTACAAAGAAGACTGAAGCAACACCGGCTGAATAATGAGAATAGAGCGCATCGTTACGAGGCAAGGGCACCCCGTACCGGAAACAGCGCACCAGCCTAAAGGACCATTTCCACCAGAACTATTTGAGTCCTCCCCCATAGTTACGGATTATCTACCGCAACCTGATGGGGGAGTAGACGTACCCGTAGGTGGGACAGCGCAGAATAACTTTACACATATGCGCTGGTTTAGATGTAAAGTATGCGAATCGGTATTGCGAGAACCAGAAGTAAATGATCATAACTGTGAGGACTAATCGTGGCAAATCCAAGAGACTTGGGACCTTTTTATTGGCATACGCTGGTTTATCCCATAAAGCCTAAAGATCTTTGGGAAAAAGCAGAAACTCAAGAAATTGCTGAACCGTTTAGAGGCGGGGCAGGTTTATCCATTAGACTACCCTTTACTAGACTAGCTTTGGTTATAGGTAAGTGGAATGCCCAGTTTGAAGAAAGTCAGGCGTTAACTAACGCCATCAGAGGACGAGTACTGCCTGAGGAAGAAGCTGACTGGGAGTTTATACGATACGGAGTAAAAGAGGGGGAAGATGTTTAAGAAAAAGAATCCTGAGCGTGAGCGTACAAAGGTTGAAAAAAGAGTTGACTCTTTGCCAACATCAGAACTTTTACCGTGGACAGAAAACGCTCTATACACAATCGGTAGAAACTTGTCATCATGGCAAAAGACCCAAGATCCATACACTTTAGAAGAAGCCAGAGTAGGCGCAGAAGCGCTATACGTAATCCTAGAAGCATTAAAGAAACGACACGCTAATGAGCGATCTTGAGTACGACGACCAGTTTGAAGAAGTAGACCCGGAAGAGTTCTTACTAGACGAGGAAGAAGAGCTTCCTGAAGAAGAACCAGATGAACTGGATGAGTTATCTAAAGAGTTTGTAAAAGCTTTGGTAGAAAAAATCATGCAGTTTCAAGAAATGCTGGTTGGGTACAAGCTTCACTCCTATCAGGCACCGCTTGCTAGAAGAATCATAGAATCAGTAATCATTAACGATGGTGAAGAAGTTACTGCCCTAGCCTCACGTCAGTCAGGCAAGTCTGAAACTATTGCTAACACTGTAGCGACTCTTATGGTTATTCTCCCACGTCTTGCAAAGATGTACCCAGATTTGTTAGGAAAGTTTGGAGATGGTATTTGGGTAGGTATGTTTGCTCCTATTCAATCCCAGGTAGAAACGCTATATGGAAGAACAGTTTCTCGCCTTACTAGTGAGCGTGCATTAGAGGTATTGGGAGATCCTGAGATTGATGATATGGCTACTAAAAGCCCTGGAGTTATTAGAAATATAAAACTTAAGCGTAGCGGCAGTACTCTTATGATGATGACTGCTAACCCTAGAGCTAAGATCGAGTCTAAGTCCTTCCACCTAATCATTATCGACGAGTGTCAAGAAGCAGACGATTTCGTAGTCTCTAAGTCTATTGCTCCTATGGGTGCTTACTACAACGCAACTATTGTTAAGACCGGCACTCCTAGCACAATGAAGAATAACTTCTATCGAGCTATCCAACTAAACAAGAGACGTCAAACAGGTCGTTCTGCAAAACAGAACCACTTTCAATGGGACTGGAAGGATGTGGCAAAAGTAAATGCGAATTATGAAAAGTTTATTAAGAAAGAGATGCTGCGAATTGGAGAAGACTCTGACGAGTTCCAGCTCTCATACAACTGCAAGTGGTTGCTCGAAAGAGGAATGTTCGTCACGTCATCAATCATGGATGACCTTGGGGATACATCTCAGGAACTTGTTAAGAGTTGGCACCGTTCCCCAGTTGTGGTCGGAATTGACCCCGCAAGAAAGATGGACTCTACAGTTGTTACTGTTGTGTGGGTCGATTGGGATAGGCCTGATGAATTTGGCTATTACGACCATCGTATTCTTAATTGGTTAGAGATCCAGGGAGACGACTGGGAAGAGCAATATTTCCAGATCGTTAACTTCTTAGGTAACTATGACGTATTGGCTATTGGCGTAGACTCTAACGGAGTTGGGGATGCTGTAGCTGGTCGTTTAAAGGTTTTAATGCCTAGAGCAGAGGTGGTTCCGATTACTTCTAGCCCTACAGAGCAATCTAAGCGCTGGAAGCACCTACAGGCCCTTATTCAACGTCAAATGGTTTCTTGGCCAGCCCACGCTAAAACGAGAAGATTGCGTCTTTGGAAAAAGTTTTATCAGCAAATGACTGATGCCGAAGTTCAATATAAGGGTCCAAACTTTATGGTTTCTGCCC